ACCAACATTATTCCAGACTGGCACACATAACATACCGTAGGTTTTATTCTTTGTACCAACTCTAATAACACGACCAACAGTTTGAAGGAGTTCTATCACGTCCATATGACGAAGGAAGACAACAGCCTCAAGTTCAGAACAGTTAATACCCTCAGATAGGATAGAACGATGAAGAACAACAAACTTCTTATCTACATCTCTACCCCATGCGTTAAGAGTATCGAAGAACTCCTCACGTTTGACCTTCTTACCATCAACAACTGCACCAGTCTTTGATGTGATGTAGAGGTAAGAATAACCACGTTCTTTGAGTTGTTCTGCAAAGTCTGTCATAAAGATATTCTGCAGTTGTCGTGTGGTCTTGACACAAACTAGAATCTTTTTGATGTCTAGTTCATCAATAGACGCGAGAACATTGTTACTCTCAAGATATGGTGTGAGTGACTTTTTGTCTACCTTATCCATCTCAATCACCTTAACTTTAGGTGGCAAGATGTAACCTCCATCAACCAGAGTTGGTGCAGACACACGTGCAATCACCTCTCCATAAGTCTCAACCTCATTCATACCATGTTTCTTACCGGTTACAGATGTTTTCCTCGTTGCGGTAAAGAAATAAGCGCGATCAGCCCTCTTACTGAAATACTCAGTAGGCTCGAAGAAGTTATTCTGACAGGAGTTATGTGCCTCGTCAAAGTATATGGTATCTACTGCAATATCAGACTCCTGAACACGATGGAGAGAGTGATATGTAGTGAATATAATAACATGTTCACGGACTGTTTGACACATATCAACAAACAGTTTGATACGATCAGACTTTGTAGTGCTGAAGTGTTTTGTATCACCAGAATGCACATGCAAAACATTAGCATTGGTGATGTGTTCCATATACTCACTGCACAACTGATTGGCCAGGAGTAGTCTAGGAGCCACAACAACAATGGTGCGAGGAGTATTTACCTCGAACCGTTTCATTGCATCAGTGATTGCAATTAGAGTCTTGCCGCCTCCTGTCGGGACCAGTATCTGGCCTTTGGTGTTGATATTCATTGCATCACGGGCTTCGTTTTGATGTGGGCGAAGAGTGATCATAAAATTGTGGTGTTATACTATAGGGGTCAATTGGAGGTGAGTAACTCTGTCACCCCAACAATACTTTTGGAAAGTATGGAGTAAGGTCGGAATCAATCACTTCATGTTTACAGTCAACAAATTTCTTATAAGATACATTTTTGACATAGATTAACTCACCAATGTTAATTTCTTTGTAATCTTGTGGAGTTCTCTTACGAATTGGTGCAAAGGCTTCATTCTCACTACGAGTAGATACAACTACTTTAGACAATCTATCAATATCTGTCAAGAAATTGTTAATTAGATCGTAAGATTTGTCCTCAACAAATCTATCGTAATGATACGCAAAGATAAACTTTGACCCACTACGAACACCACCAAAGTGTTCTTTAGTGAGACTATCACCACCCTTAACTTTCATATCAATAACTTTAGATAAAGTCTTATCTGGATATTCACTCCATCTTAAAAACGCACTAGGTGTAAGAAGTGCACCAGTTTCATCAATTTTAAGTGAAGATCCCCAACAAATACCACCAGAAAGATCTTCAATACACTTGAACATGGTGTCCCGAGTGTAAATATCCAACTGAGATTGATCAAGAGACATAATCAATTTAAGTTGATTCTCAAGATGAGTCTTAGCAGTAGTCATGTGGTAGTTTGGTGATTATAATATAGTGGTCAATTGGAGGTGAGTAATTATGAACCGAACCCATTATGGAAGTTAGCATAAGCAAACTCTGTACGATTGACCAGTTTGACTGAACCATAGGTCACAGAATGGAAGACATAACCTTCACCGTCAGTCTTTTTTCCATTAGGAAGATATGCAGTTGGTGCATCGTTGACAATCAAACTGTCCATCAAATCATACTTAATGTCAATAACCAACTGATACAGATTGGCAAGAAAAGGACAACCTAGAATTTCAGTTAGTGTGGCGTCATCAACATACTGACCAGACCTGATAAGTGCATTGATAGCAACTTTGGCCTGACTTGCTTCTTTATCAGTCAGAAACTTGATGTTATCAGTGTTAATCTTTGGTGCATCGTAACCACCGTAGATACGATCAACTGCAGGTTGTACCCACTTGATGATTACACTATCATCAAATGTTTCTTTAATAGGTTCACAAACTGGTTCGTGAAATGCGGAGGTAACATACACTTGGGTATGTGGAGCAATGACCAGTTTCTGATCAATTGCATCAGGAAATGTGTAGGTCAGTGTATTTTGTGTGAATACATCGGTTCTACCGAACCCAAGCCAATCACCCCAATAAATGTTATCGGTACGTGGAAGATACTTGAGACAATGAGAGAGAATATCTACAACTTCGATTTGATGACCAAAGTGCTCGAAGATGTCATCAGTTGTATAACATTTACGGTCTTTCTTCTTGTTGAATGCCGATTTTGTCGAGACGAAAAACTTACCATTGAATGGGTTTGTGCCCCAAACCAAACTCATACCGTCCATCTTCATAGAGATATGACCCACATCATAAAGTAAATCAAATACTGATAAATCACCAGTCAAAATGCAATCTTCTGGGTGGTCGATATGTGTCAATGTCATAATAAAATGGTGGTCTTATACTATAGGGGTCATTTGGAGGTGAGTAATTCTGTCAGGGAAGGATTACCCACAATTTGTCGTCAACCGTGTTCACAGTATTATTTGTAACATATACTTTAGCTTCTGTCGAAGATATACTTAATTCGTTTTTGATGTAAGTTACAGCTTCTGTGACTGTATCAAACAGTCGCATCATTCTCTGTGTCATGATAGGGCTTTGGCAGCAGCATGAGCCTTGGCAGTCAATTGAATTGCTTCTTTTTTGTTTGGCTTTCTACCGTGTTTCTTCACAAACTCATCCCTCAGTTGTGCCTTTGCTTCTTTTCTACTTTGACCAGTTTTTTTATTACGAGCAGAATGTCTTTCTGCTGGTGTCATAGGACTACCGTCAGCATGTGCCCATTTACGACGTGGTTTTGCAGGTTCAGTCTTCTTTGGTTCTGCCTTCTTGGTCTTCAACAACTGGTCTGCTTTCTTTTCAGCCTCTTTAGAAGATATGGTGGTTTTCTTTACCTCACCACCAGACTTTCTGGCAGCAGCTCTTGCCTTGGCAGCAGCTCTTCTATCTGCTTTAATCTTTTCTGCATAAGATTGTTTGACTTCTGCAGAACCTCTTTCTTTCTGAGGTCCGTCTGTTCTCTGAGATGTGGTAACACTTCTCTTTGGTTTAGACCCTTGTGGTTTATAATCTACTGGTGCAGTCTTGCCACCACCAACTGCCTTAACCCTTGGTTTTACACCGGGTTTTCTACGATCAGCAGTCGATCTTTTTTCACGGGTCTTACGAACTGTACCCATTTCAGGGTCATAAACTTCGACCATTCCTTTCTTATATCTTTCCCTGGCACTTACTGTCTTATCTCTAGTTTCTGGTGAGTCAAGAGTAGCCGATCCACTACCTTTAGAAGATTGTGTTTGATTATTTGTAAACTTATCCTGTCTATCCTTAAGAGCTTGTGCTCTTTCAGATGCAAGTTCTAAAAAAAGTTGTAAATTCTTCATGACTTCACCACTGTTGATGTTTTGAAACCACCAGATGTACCATCAGCATTTGCAACTAGTGTGTCTAATGGTCCTCTAGTAGGAAAATTCTTTTTGTCTGAAATGTCATCAGACCATACACTATTGCCAGTGTAATATAATGTCTTTGATGACTGAATCGAACATGGTTTAGTGAGATAGTACGTCATTTGTGGAGGTGACAATATAATATATTTATCACCTCCATATATTATCAGGAGAAGAAGTGGTCAGGCACACTCAAATCTTCCACATATGTCTCAACATGTTCATCACCTTGAAGGTCAAGGATCTTTTCCCAATCTAGATTATGTGCATTGAAATCATCCATGACATCAAGCTCTAGAGTTACACGGTATTTGGTTTTGCGTGGAAAATAGGTGGCAGACATGAGAACTCCTGATTGACTACCCATACAATATAGGGTATTTAGGTCAAGAAGTCAAGGTCTTATGGACAGTCTCTAAACTGTCCATTGAGGATGTTCTCTGTTCGTTTTCTAATTACTGTCTGTGCACTATTACAATATCCATCTAATGTGTCATATACTTTATCATCATAAGAATATTGTGTCATATAATCATAATATTTGAACTTTCTAAACATATTAATATCAGTCCACCTAGATGTTGTCCAAAAAACAATAGCTAATCGTTCTCCTTTGGTAACAGTATTAACACGATGACCAATTCCAGTCTCATATGTTATACCATGACCTGCTTTTGGTTTAAAAAATTGTTCTTTACCATCCAACCATAATACTAACTCACCACCATCATATTCATCAGGTTCATTAAGAAAAATTGTAGTAGAAAAATGTCCTAACTTATAATCATCAAAATGTGGTTTATAATATCCACCTGTAGGTGTTCTTGTACAATGTATAGATGAACTCTGTTTTGGTTCTGTAAACCTAGTAAATCTTTGATTGTTATCTACATGAGGCCAGAAAATATGACCAGGAAGTTCTTTTTTTGTTCCTTGATTTCTTTTCAGGTCATGTAGATTTCTATCACCAAGCCAATGTAAAGATTTTATTCCATCTTCCCACTCTTGATTTCTTATCCAATTATGAATAGTTATTAATGCGTCGGAATTGAGGAATTCATTCTCACAAAACCGACCAATAATATTAGGATCAATTTTTGATATAACCATTCTCAACCAACCATTCCCTTGTCATAGGCGTGGGAGAATAATCGGTCCACATTGTACCACGAGCACAGGATTCAAGTGCTAGTTGAGTCATACCTTCAGTTTTACCTGCCCAAGTTGCCTCTTTCTCCCATGGTTGTGCAGATACTGGATAAGTACGTTCTACCATTTCTTGCCACAACATAGGAACATCTTCCTCTGGTTTGATAATAGCAATCATGGAATTATCAATCGTTCCAGCCATACAATCCTGGGCTGCATGCCAACCTTCATGTCTCATCACAGACATAAGAGTACTAGGACGATGCATAAATGCTCGGTTCAAGAAGAAATTATTTCCTACTGTATGATATACACCACGGTGTCCGACAGGAAAATATTTTTCATCCGCAAGATATACTTGAACATCAATAAGAGTCAATGCATTCAACATACGACTGAACTCTTCTTGAACTGGGGTCCAATCAGAGTCAGGATATTGTTGCGCAAGATAATCAATACCCCAAACTGGTTCTACACCTTCATCACACTCTTCCAATAACATACAACCCATTGAATCGTATGAAAATGGTTCAACTTCTGGTTGTGCAATTGCTGGTAATGTACCAAACATCATCAGACTTAATAGTAAAGCTTTAATCTTCATCGTAAATTGAATCTCTCTTTTTTATGTATCGTAACTTTTTCCAATCACGTTGATAACATAACAATAAAGTGTGGTACTTACAGTGTATATGATTACGAGTTACCGTACAATATGGTTTTGGTTTTGTACCAAGTTCAATCGTAATATATTCATCTTCTTGGTCTCTATAATATACCCACCCTTCGTGAATACCTGCGGTTGTCTCCCATTTTACATAATCATTCACTTGTGGTACATAATCAGACATAATAATCACTCTTTTGTGGGGACACCGATAGAAGATAATGTTTCTTGTTGTTTAAAATATAGTTTGATATAACAACGTAACATATTTTTGATTTCTTTTATATCATCACAAGTATCAATATCTCTTGATGCCCTTTCATAGGCAAAAGACCTTGATGGAGTAGATAATGTTATTGTGTCTGGATTCATGAGAAGAATGCTGCCATGAGTGGATTGAGATTTAACTTCATAGCTGAGTATGGAGTTGTATCTAAAATATTTACTATTTTACCTGGTTTCTTATAGTTGACAGGAGCCATAAACACTCCTTTCTTTCTACAAAAGAAACCCCATACTGAACTTGGATGTTTTTCTGAACACCCAACAAAATCATAACCGATGTTTCTTATCCAGATACGTTTGACGGTCTTTGAATAATCATCGGTCCAATATTCATACCCCTGTGGAGGCTGATGCGGAAATTCCATCTTTTTCATAACTATAGAGTAGGTCAAGCATCTTTTGACGCCATTCCATCAATTCATCATAACACCCCTGATTGTATGCACAACCACGGAGACGAGTATCAGGTTTGATTACACTTTCAATCATAAGATTGAGTGCGTCTTTTTGTGAATCAGTCATCGAAAACTTTACACATTGGTGAACCAGGATGGTCATCACAGAACTTGTCTAGAATTTTATCTTTATGACGTTCTGATGGGTCTGCAATCTTACCCTCTGTCGTGGGATCCCATTCATCATCAGAATGGGTCTCATTTGTATGCAAGTCTACCTTATAGGCATTGTACTTATCATTTGGGTCATAGAGGGGATCATTAACATCCCGTTGACGTGGTTGTGACATGATTAAGTTAGGAACGAAGTTACAACTTTAGATGGTAGTTCATCTAACAAAGAATATTTATCGGCCTTGTTGATATTCTGTCTTAATTCACTGAAATACTGAGAGTAATAACCATCTTCTTCAGTAATTAAGTCAAAACATTCTTCATCATTTTCTGCAACAACATTCCACACTCCACCATATTCTGATGAGGGAAATGGTACATAATGGTCAACAATGTAGATAAATTTCATTAGTCTTGAGAATTACCTTAATAGTATAAGTTAGTTACGAGAGATTGTCAAGTTGTCGTTGTAACTCATAATAGACTGAAATAAGTTTGAGATTCATGTAAGTTTCGTAGTCATTACCTTTGATTAGATCAAGTGTAGTCTCAATTTGTTGCATAGCAAGAGTGAGTGTTTCCATTTCATCCATTAGAGTTTTTAACCTTGTCCACAAGATAAGCTGCAAACTCCTCCATCTTATCAGGATGAATAGCCTTGATGCCTACATCTTTGACAGCGTTTTCAATACTTTCGATTTGTGTTTTGTTAAGTTTTTTACTGTTTGATGGTAGGCTCATGTGTTAATTCTCTGTCATATCTTTATCTATCAAATTATAATCTTTGAGTTCTGGTGTGACTACCCCTTCCCAACATTTCTTAAAATTCTCGTCAAAGTTCTTAGTAAAAACAGGAACAAATGCAAGTAATGCGTGACTAATGTCTACAACATCTTGACGATTATTGCTATTAGATGCTTCTACCAGTTTACCTGATAGAAACTCAATGGTAGCAATATGACTGAATGACTGTTCAAGGTCATTCATAAGTTCCCATACCTCATCATATTTTGTCATTTGATTACGTTCCAGTTTTCATCGTTAGTTTTGTTCATCCAGAAGTGATACCTTCCACTGATAGAAGAAAGAAACATCTGGTCTTCTGTCTCTTGTTCTACACGACATGAATGAAGTTCATGCATGAGATTGTAAAATCGATTCTTCGATTTACTATTTTTTGGTTCAACACAAACGAATTTGGGTTTCATAGAGTGGTGTCTCTTACAATACAGTGGTCATTTGAAGGTGAGTAACTTTGTACCTATAACTCATCTATCAACCGGGACAAGCCTATTCTATAGACCTTTTGTATATCTGTCAAGGTTCTGTTGTTCACTCATACGAGCACATCGTTCACACCGAGGAATATTTTTCAAATGTTGAAACATATGATACAATTCATGTAGAATAGTCTTGGTGTGTTCTGCACCATCAAGTCTCTCATCAATTTGAATTAGAAACTCATGGTCATCTTCTCTCATACACCAACCATCAACACCCTCATCAGATAGGTCCATATAAACTACTGTAAGGTCTACTGAATAGTCAGATAGGTATTCTATCAAGAACCACTCAATAAGTGGTCTACAATCGGATATAGGGTGGTCTGGGAGGTTGATACTAATACAATGCATGAGATAGTCCTTGATACACAATTCTGGTCCCCCAATTCATCATCCACATGAATGACACAATGAAGATTAGTTTATGAGTAGTGGTCATCTCCTTGGTATAACTCCACATACTATAAGACCCCCACTCGTAAAAGTGGAGGTCAGTTGTGACAGTTTGTCAAGTGGTCCTATCAGTCAGCATTGTAGTGAAAAGTGCCAATGAGGTATTTATTAGTGATATCTGCAAGAACTGTACCCCAAGCAGTTCCGCCAATATAACAACTAAAATAATTGAGTGGAGTAGCACCATAAAATGAAATATTACCATTATGAGATTTTAGATATTTACAGAATGCCACTCAGGCATTACTGGTGAATTTACAACTACTTCAGTACCAATACCAGTCACTGATGATTCATAAAGACCTTTGAGTTCATCAACTGTTGTAACATTAGAAATCAATGTTTCTCTTTGCTCTGATAGAAAATTCGAAATAGATAGTTACTTCCCGTCTCAGAAAGCAGACCATCTTTTCAAAGATAATATGAAATGGTTGTGTCTGCTTTCTCTTACCTCCATTGAGCAAGAATTCAACACCACGATTTATGTGGTCTTCATTTTTATTTATGTTAAGACTTGATGACTTGTTGTTCTCTGAGGAATTTGATTGTGTCAACACATCCTCCTAATTTTTTTATTGTCACATACTACTTGCGGAAAAGTAGAACCCCTACCAAATTTAGCATAGAATTCTTCTCGCGTAAAGTCTTCTTCAAGATTATAAGATACGAACTGTGTTCCTGTCAACTCCAGTACTTGTTTAATCTTATAACAGTGAGGACAATTTTCTTTTGT